ATACAATCAATCTGCTGATCCGGCAGCTTCATGGACAACAGCTGAACTGAAAGCAAAGCATACTGGTGACTTATGGTACAACTCAAAAACCGAAGAAACAATGCGTTGGAACGGTTCAGCGTGGTCAAAGTTAAGTGATGCGGATGCGAAAGCTGCAAAGAACCTTGCTGTCACAAAGAAACGTGTATTCAGCGTAACTCCTTATCCACCTTATGATAAGGATGACTTGTGGGTACAAGGCACAAACGGAGATCTTATGCGATGTGTGATCTCGCGTCAGAGCGGAGAGTATGTCGCATCCGATTGGGTTAAGGCTACCAAGTACACAGATGATTCCGCAATCAATAACTTTGTTAAGAATACTTATGCTGCTGACCTTGAGAATATCAAGAATCAGATCGATCAGAAGATAGAAACCTGGTTCCAACCTACTGACCCGTCACTTAATTGGACTGGAAAAGAAACACAGCCTCTTTGTGATGTAAACGGGAATGAAATCTTAGATGTTAGTGGAAAAACTATTACAATCACTGTGGAAACCGAGAAAGCAACTCATGAGGGTGACTTGTGGAAGA